GCGCGTGGAGATGGTTCCGGCGGCTTCCAGTTGGGCGAATAGGTCGGTGTAGCTGGCGGGTGGCTTTTTTTAGTGGGCGGTTCCTGTGGGGGATTGAGCGTCTGCTCGCCCATCACAGAGACCTGCCCGGTATTGGGTGTATAGATCCGCTTGGTTTTTGGATCGTACAGAACATCCTGCAGCCCCAGTCTGATCCAGGACAGGCCCAGCGGCGCCAAGTCTTCCTGATAACGCACCTCATCGATCTGCATGAAGTTGGACTCCAGGGCGACCTTGTAGGCATCAAACCGTGTCTTCATATCGCCCTTCAGAAGTTCTTTGGTGTCAAAGGCCCAGTAAAGCGGGTGTTCAGCGTGTTTTTCGGATTCCCGCAGCATGTCCCGGTTCAGTGCGCACTGAATGACGGTCATCAGCGGAATGGCAGCCATCTTTGCAAGGCCTTCTACTACATCCGCGCCGGATTTGCCGCTCAGGGCCTCCGGAGAGACGTGGAACAGCTTCGCAAGCTCCACCGCGTTCGTCTCCTTGTTCTCATTGAGCTGCATTTCCACGGCGGTATCCGAGATTTCCTTGAAGCTGAGGCCCTGGTTCAGCACAACAAAGGGCTCTTTATCTGCGTTGGAGTACATGCTTTGAAATTTTGCGCGCAGATCGTTGATCTGCCCCTGCTCCAAACGCTTTTCGGCCTGCAGGAACCCTCGCTTATTGCCACCTCTGGCCGCCATGTGGCTTTCCAGCACCAGTGTGAGGTACATGGACTCGATCAGCTGGCTGTTTTCCTTCGTGATAGGCATCCCTTCGGCGCCGTCCTTTGTGTTTCGGAGGATCTTCAGGAAGTTGTGCGGATAGTAGGAAACCCCGTTGACGGCGATATTGAAGTCCTTGAAGATGGGATCTGTGTTCTTCAGGATGGAAATATTCGACTCGTCAATGTAATGGACGCTGCGGAACTCTCCGAAGTCGCTCCGATCGATGTAGGCATACCCGCCCTTGCCGAGATAGTAGTCCCGGATCATGGCCCGCCAGAACTCGTTTGCGTTCAGCGTGTCGCCAGTATCATCATTCAGCAGAAATACACGGGGATCATCGGTGATGGCAACGGCTTTCCCGCCCTCATCGCGGTATAGGCCCAACGGCGTAGCGGCGACGATATTGGCAATCAGGTCAATGGAACCGGAAATGGTCGGGATCTGCATGGCTTTATCTCTGGTCGAGCCCCCGCTCTGCATAATGGCCAGGATCAGATCTGCCATCGTAGGAGCCACAGCCACCGCTGCGGTTTCAGCCCTATTCTCTTTTCGTTTGAATGGCCACATCGGCGCGTATCCTCCTGTTAAGTCTGGATTGCCCAGTCCATCGATTTATCGAACAGCATGGCCTGCTGCATCAGATATACGGCAATGATGATGGAAACGACCATATCCACCTTGCCGGCAGACCTCTTCTTGTTCACGTATTTATTCAGGTTCGTATCCTCTGTGCACCGCGCATTCTGGAAGTTGATCTCCAGCAGCCGGTTTTCATCATAGGCGAACTCCCGCTTCAAAATTGCCTCCCGCAGCAGCTTGGTGGGCGGATGCAGTACCGAGGAGTGCTGCTTCACTTCCACGCATTCCATGCCAGCGGCCTCCAGCTTCTGCACGGTGGAGATGGCGTTATAGCGGTCGTAGCCGATCTGCATGACCTCCACACCGTACTTCTCGGCCATGCCCAGGATCCACCGCTCCACGAAACCGTAGTCGATGACCTCCTCACCTTCGGCAAAACAGTTGCCGGCGGCGATCAGCTTTTTATAATCAACATTTTCCTTTTTGCTCTTGATCTCAACACGGTCCTTCGGCAGGATGCCCCATACCTTGGCATGGATCACCCCGTCCGCCTCTGTCACCATGGCCACGGACGTGTTATCGTCCGTCTGGGACAGGTCAAAGCCGACCCAAACACGGCGGCCCCGCCAGAAGGCCAGATCCTCAGTGATCCGGCAGCGCTTGACCTTCTGCACGTCCACATAGCCCTCGACGCCGAGACCCTTGTACATGATGTTGCAGTGCTTACAAAGGAAATTCTCCCGCTTGTTTTCGTAGAGAATGGCCATGGCCCGGAGATCCTTGATCGACTCAAAGACCTCTTTGTTGTTCACCGCAACAGGGTTTGCCTGGTAGATGACCAGGTCATCGGTCTCCCACTTTTTCCGGAGCGCGTCATCTGGCTCATAGAGCAGCGCAAAGACGTTCTCTTTGTCCAGCACCTCATCCAGAACTTTTTTTGCGATGTCGATCTCATCGATCATCACGTTATTGTCGTTGGGGTACTGCGTGGAAATGATAATGCCCAGCTTGTTGACGAGGGTGATCTGAGAAGATCGCATGGCCTCCACCGGATAGCTGTCCAGCGCGCCGGCCTCGTCAGCCAGGAAGATATTTGCCAGACGGCCGTCCATGCCGTCGTTGGAATATGCGAGGGGTGTATATTCAATCTCGTTGATCAGGCAGGTGATCAGATCCCTGTTGATCTTGAAATACTTCGTCAGTGCCGGCGAGACCTTGATGATCTTGCGCACGGCCAGCCGCAGCTCCGAGGACAGCTTGAAGTCCGGCGCCACAGAGAAGAAACGGGAGAAGCGGGGCTCCGTCAGCATCCCCAGAATGAAGATGATTGCGGAGTTGAAGGTCTTGAAGTTCTTTCGGGCGATCTCGAGAACAGCGGTCTGATAGAAGCGCCGGTCGTCCTCACGCCGCCGCGTACAGAATACGGCCACGATCAGGAACCAGGCGTAATCTTCAAGGCCGTCATACATGGAGCAGTGGAGATCCGGGTGCACCATCAGCTTCAGAAGTTTGCATATCTTCCGATAGGCCTTTTCACTGATGTAGGCTTCCTTATGCTTCCCGTCCGCGATCTTCAGCCACTTATTCGCCTGGAGCTTTACATACTTACCGACCTTCCGATTGCTGCGCTGCGCACACCACTTGGCGTACCGGTAAGCGCGGCTGTCTTTAATCATCATCGCTCAGGGCCGCCAGCAGGGGGTCCTTTTTCTCCTTCTGTTTCTGCGCGGCAAGACTGCCAATTTTGGCGCGGGCCTGCGGAGAGAGGCAAAGCTCATTGCATCCCCGCCACAGATCGCTCTGGTACTTGGCCCGGGCATTCTGCAGACTGGTGTGCATGACGAGCCCCGGGTCGGCATCGATCAGGCCGTTAATATAGCGCAGCCGGTCAATAGCGATGGCTGTGCTCTCCAGCACAAATACGTCCAGCTGGCCGAGAATGTCACTGGCAACCAGACCGTTCACGATAAACTGAAAGATCTCACGCTGCCCATCGGTCAGGTCCACAGGCGGCTCCGGAGGTACATTCTCACCGCGCAACTTATCCTCAACGTCCTGCCGGATCGCCGCATCGTCGCCGGCGATTGCGCCGGTCTTCACGCGCACCGACTTACTCGGTCTTGCCATGTCCCCGCCCTCCTTCCACGCCGCAGCGCCTTAATCGGTACCAGAATTGTTCTGAGTGCCGGCGCTTTTCTTAACGGCGGTGCTCAGCATGGCCCGCCGGCAATTTCTCATTTCTAAACTTCGTTATGTTCGAGGGTCCGCTGTTGGTCTTGACACACTCCTCCTGTCAGAACTCAGACCCACCGGGGGGGTACCTCTGTGAGACCGTGGAGGTAGTCTCTGGGAATGTCCCCGTCATCGGCCATGCGATGATGCCTGCTACAGCAGGTCAGAAGGTTCCCATCATCAAGCCGCAGATCGAATCTCTCTTCCAGCGGTTCAATGTGATGTACCGATAGCTCCTGATCCAGACCCGGAACGCCATAGACACCATAGCTGCCCTCGTTACAGATCCGGCACAGGTGATAATCCCGACTGACAATCTGGTTTCGCTTCTTTTGCCAAGTATACGTCTTTCGGAAGCTGGACGTCTTTTCGTTCCGGTGGTGTGCCTGCTTCGGCTTTTGAGGACACATGTATCCTCGCGGATGAATCCGCCCACAATATTGGCATGACTTTAACATTATTTCCCCTCCCAAAACAAAAAGCGGCACGCTGGGCTATCACCCAACCCCAGCGTGCCTTGTAGGAGCCCGATACTATGGCCGCCTCGGTGCCGGGCGACGATCATAAGGAGATGCGATGCCGTCCCCTGATTAGACCATAGTGCGTTATCAAATTGTTGTCTATGCACGCAAGCAAAAAAGTGTTGCATATGCAATGCTTTTTTAACGCTTTTTGCCGAGCCAACCCACAAATGACCCGAAGATCCGGCACAGCCAGTCCAGCAGGACTGTCTTACTGGCATGGCGACACCGTCTGTACTCCAGCAAAATCGTCAAAAACTTGCTGAAGTGCTGCCGCTGCTTTTCGCCCCTTCTCATCTCTGCGACGCTCTGCGCCCGGAGTTCTGTCGGGAACTGCAATACTGCGGCTTCCGTGCTGCACGTGCATTCAGGCACAGCAGTCTCCGCAGATGCTGCTCTTGTTAAAATCTCTGGCGTGATATGGTACCGTTGCTTTAATGTTTCCTGCCCCCAGCATGGCTGCTGCGGAGTCGGCACAAGGGGCAGAGTGTCCAGGACATTCCCTTCGGTATAGAACCGATAAGCTACCTCACCCAGCGCCTGCATATTCATCAGGTAAACTTGAGTCACACCAAACGAGCGGCCAATGACTGCTAAACCTCGGTGCAGTGCACGGCTGACAACAGAGTGGTCGCGGATAATCAGCGTGGATATTTCCCGTACCGACAAGAACTCTCCAAAGTACAGATACAGGTACACGACCTGCACCTCTGTCAGGCAGGACAATACCACACGCAAAATATCCGGCTGGCTCATGTCCAATGTCAGAACGGAGGATGTAGACAATGGCGCACCCGCTACCTCCCGGCAGCGCACAATTTCCTGTAAAGTCTTTTTAGCCCGGTGCAGAGTCCTTGAAACGGTACTGCTATCTACACCAAGCCTATCACTGATCTTCTCCATTGTCAGCCCATCTGACCACAATTTAAACATCTCCCACTGCCGTTCGCTCATCAGGTCTTTCCCCTCAGCAACGGCCGCTCTCATGACGCTGCGGGCGTCAACATCACTCTCATCTTCCTGCTCCCCTTGCGCCCAGTTCAGAAATTGCTGACGATCTGCGGAGAACTCCGAATGCGACTTACCGGGGCGTCTGCCAATACGTTTTCCCGGCGTCAGTGCCCTCAGCTTGGCATTCACATCCAGCAATTCTTCCTTCACCATGCACAAGGCTATGGCGTCGCTGCCATCCAGTTCCAGCGCCTTCTTTTTAGCAGACAGTTCCTTCCGGCGAGCCTTCAGTTCATCAACGGTCATTTATCTTTCCCGCCTTCCACCCCACCGCTGCGTTTTCGGAAAAGCGTGGGACATCGTAGTAGCCCGACAGCAGCCGGGACGTATCCCGAAGCTGGGCAAGGACAACTTGATACGCCTGGATCTCATTCGGCGGCGCGCCTTCTTCCTTCAGCTGCTTGATCTTCAGCTTGATTTTTACGGCAGCCATCCGATATTCCAGGGCCATCTCCGCCATTGTGCTCAAAAAATACACCCCCTCATGTGCCTAAAACCACTACCAAAAGTTGTTTTGAAACCGGAACAGAAATTGGTAGTGATTTCGACTGTTTTGACCGTCCCCATCCAGAGGCCGCAGATTTAGGTAGTAGTTTTGCATAGTCCCACCGTCTGAGTGTCTGGTATGGGGTCAGTTTTGGCAGTCTGATTTTGAGAATGTCCGTGTGTGCTGGCGATGGCTCCAGTAAGCCGTCTTGGCGATTTTCTCGGCTGCCCGGTTGACGGTGCGGGAGACTGTTGATCGGTTGATGCCATATCGGAGCGCGATCTGCCCCATGGTCTGGCCTGTGTATAACCATGCCTCAAGGAGCTCCTTCTGCCGCATGGTCAAACCCACGAGGTGCTTCGTAGCCTCGTAGTTTACCTTGAGATATGCTTTGTTCATCACTGATCTCCTCACCTCCGGCGCTTATTGGCCATCCTACGCAGATACCGCGTCCGATGGGCCGTGATATATCCCCTCATATCTTCTCGCTCCTGCTGCGATGGGAGGTTGCTCTGCTCCACGGCTTTGGCCACCTGATATTCCGCCCACTTGGAGCAGACTGCCGGATCGGCAGGCGGGCCGCCACGATCTCGGGG